CCGTCATACCAGACGAACCACTTGTTCCCGTTGAACCCGACGAGCCGCTACTTCCAGATGTTCCACTTGAACCCGCTGTGCCAGACACCGTTGAACTTGCGGCCACCCAACTGCCTGTTACGTTAAAATAATATACTTTTAAGTCACCTGTGGTTGTGTCCCACCACAATGAACCTGTATACGGATCAACTGGCGCTGTGTCAGATGTAGCTACAGAAACGCTGTTGCCGCTTGAGCCAGCTGTGCCACTTGTTCCGCTGCTGCCGTTTTCGCCACTGTTGCCACTGCTGCCACTTGTGCCGGTAGAACCGGATGAGCCACTTGCTCCAGTGGTACCACTGGTACCACTTGTTCCGGACGATCCACTTGTACCAGCTGCACCACCAGCACCACTTGTCCCCGATGTACCAGTAGAACCACTACTTCCAGTAGAACCGGAAGACCCACTTGTACCGCTTGTACCGGATGTACCGGATGAACCACTTGCACCTGTTGTTCCAGACGATCCACTTGTGCCCGTTGTACCAGAAGTTCCACTACTTCCGGATGTTCCACTTGAACCATCTTTACCACCCAAGCCAGCTACACTAATTTCTATCCATGGATTATTATTTCCACTAAAATCTATATTTGAATTTACCGAGATGTTACCACCGTTAATACTCAAAAGTTGAAATGCAACTTGCACTGAACTAGTTGGTGCTATTACTGCTTCTGCAATTCCACCATTTGCGGAAAAACCTGCACCGTCGGTTGGAGAATAAGCAACAGCCACACTTCCGATAGAAGAAGAAACTGTATTATTATACCAACCAAAAACGGGACGAACATTGGCTCCTCCAATTGCCCAAGATGGAACAGCGGCTTTTAGAATATATGTATAACCAGCATCAAGAGTAATTACACCAGATCCGGTATTAATAGAAACTCCAGTATTAAGCAATGAGTCAATTGTATTAATAATGATTGTGGTATTCGCGACACTCAATGTTTGAGAACCTATACGATTTGCTCTTAAAAATGGTAAAGGAGATGCTTGACCGGATGTACCACTTGTACCAGTCGATCCAGACGAACCACTGCTTCCTGTTGAGCCAGACGAGCCACTGGTGCCAGTTGTACCGGAAGATCCATTTTGACCGGATGTTCCGGACGAACCGTTTTGTCCACTTGTACCAGACGAACCGTTTTGTCCACTTGTACCAGACGAACCAGATGTTCCGGTAGAACCCGATGAACCACTTGTACCTGTTGTTCCAGACGAGCCACTTGAACCGGTCGAACCAGAAGAACCGTTTGCGCCAGATATACCAGACGAACCACTGGTTCCAGTAGAACCCGATGAACCACTTGTTCCTGTAGATCCAGACGAACCGCTAGTTCCCGTAGAACCGGATGAACCGTTTACTCCAGAAGAGCCACTTGAACCGGATGTACCGGAATATCCACCGGTTCCCGATGAGCCAGATGAGCCACTCGAACCGGATGTACCGGAAGAACCAGAAGAACCAGAAGAACCACTTGTTCCCGTCGATCCTGACGAACCATTATCTCCACTAGTTCCAGATGAACCGTTTTCTCCGGATGTACCAGAAGAACCATTTGCTCCACTTGAACCACTTGTTCCCGACGATCCACTTGTACCTGTAGAACCGGATGAACCGCTTGTGCCACTACTTCCAGACGATCCATTTTCTCCACCGGTACCTGAAGTGCCACTCGTCCCACTTGGAATGTTAACCAAAATAAATAAAACAGGATCGTCGTTACTAAAAATAAAACTACTAGTTACATAGCTTATTGGTATATTGTAGAAAGTGGTATTATCAATAATATTTCCAACAATATATTTTTGAAACTTCGTATGATCTTCTTTAGCTTGTATTGATACTAAAGATCCGCTAGGAATTGCATTTAAAAATATATCAACATTATCGTTAAAAGTGTCAACGTCACTGACGTTAATAAATGTACTACCAGTTTGATTGATGTCGCTATACAATAAATTATTGTTGCTAGGATCACCGACAAAAATATTTGTTTTTACTATATAATTAAAAAATGAATTAGAATTGCCGTCTCGACCACTTGTGCCGCTTGTGCCAGTAGAACCTGATGAGCCACTTGTACCATCTGTTCCACTTGAACCACTACTTCCGGTAGAACCTGACGAGCCACTGGTACCGTCTGTGCCACTGGTACCGGCAGAACCGCCAGCGCCACTCACGCCACTCGTACCCGACGAACCACTCGTACCCGTAGAGCCGCTGGTACCACTTGTACCATCTGTGCCACTTGTGCCACTACTTCCGGTAGAACCTGACGAGCCACTTGTACCATCTGTGCCACTGGTACCGGCAGAACCGCCAGCACCGCTCACGCCACTCGTGCCTGACGAGCCACTCGTACCCGTAGAGCCACTTGTACCATCTGTGCCACTTGTTCCTGACGAACCGTCTGTGCCACTCGTACCAGATTCGCCGCTCGTACCAGAAGTTCCGTCTGTACCACTGACACCACCCTCGCCACTCGTACCACTTGTACCATCTGTGCCACTCGTTCCGCTTGTGCCAGTTGTGCCACTGGTGCCACTGGTGCCACTTTCTCCACTTGATCCGGACGTACCATCTGTGCCAGAATTTCCACCCGTACCACTTGTGCCATTTTGACCGCTCGTTCCGGAAGTTCCATCAGTACCATTTACTCCACTAGTTCCTGAAAAATTTAATGCATATGACGCTGTGACAGCATAACTAGAAGTAGCAAACAATACACCATGTACGGTCAAATCGCCAGTAATATCAGCGTCACCATTTACTATAAGTCCATTAGAAGCAATAAATGCGTTTGGTATCATACAGCCATCTTTATATATTTAACTGTCCATGTTCCAGACAGTGGGGTTGCGAGTAGATTTATACTGCCGCCAACATTATTAACAGACAATGTAACAGGCACACTGCCAATTTGATTTACTTCGGTTACATAAAAACTTGAAGATACATTGTTCCAGCTTGCCATAACCTCATTAACTTTAACATTTGTATTTGAAATATCTGCTATAGATACAAGCCATCTTGCAGCATGACCGTCTCCAATAATTTCAGAATCAATTTGAGCAGATCCAGAAATAATTTCAGAGTTAGCAGTTAATGAACCTGTGGTTCCAGATGCACCAGTAATATTTACAGTTTCAAATGTATTAGTTGCATTATTGTTTGTAATATTGTAATTGATAATTTGAGATATTGGCGGGAATGATGCATTGTTTAAGATAGCATCTTTAGCTTGTGCATAAACAGAAGTAGATTCACCTGGTGCACCAATCTTAGTTGCCATTTTTTCATGTGTATCAAATACAACTTTTCTTGGCGTAAATGCTTTTTGAACAACTGATTTATAATTCTCAAATTTATCTGGAAGTAAGTATGCATAACACATCATACTAAATGTTGTTTTAACAATGCGATCTTGGCCGGCATCTGTAGTTGTTTCAAAGTTATAATCGCTGATAGTTGTTCTAAACTTAAATTTATTTTTGTCGCCCCAATAATCTTCTGTTGAAAAATTAACGGCTTCAACAATCGCATTGCCTTGTTCTATTAGCTCTGTCCAAATAATAAAATCATAATTGATAATAACATGGTCCGGCATTGCTACACTATATAATTCTTTTACTGGACTAAATCCAGACATAGCAGAAAATCTATCATATTTATTTTTTTCTGAAAAGTGCTTTACAGTTGGATATTGTAGGTAACGATTTAGTGTAATCAAACTATCATTGCGTTGCATTGTGCTACGACGAAATGCAATAGCAGGAGTTTGTACCTTACCATTTTTATCTCTCATTACACCATCTTTTTGTATAGCCTTCCAACGTTCTGGAGAACTATAATTGATTGGTACTTTGATTTGCCTACCCGCGTCAATAACCGTGGGAGATATAACAGTGTCAAGATATGTTAAAATTGCACTATCAACATCAAGCAGTGTCACAGAAAAGTTCTTTTGAGTGTCCTTATCTCTACGAACATTATATGCACGATTTGGTTTAAGTTCTGGACCATATGCAGCAGTTATTTCCGGTTTTTTCATTTCGGACATTTCGGGTCCGTAATTAACAGGATTTGTTGGTTTGTTTATTACCGGTTTAACTGTGGGTCCACGCCATGCCATAATTTTATTGGTTTCTTTCTAAAATATTTAGAGAAGTATACTTTGTGTAATGTGCGTTACAAATTATACTATGGCTCTTGTCGCTTTGACCTCCAAGTAGCTGTTCCTGTATAATATTATCAATTTCATAATAACGATCATTCCACGCGACAATATCACCGATTTCTGGATAAAATTCTAATTGACGCAGCATCTTTTCACGCATCTTAAATACATGATCTTGATTTCTATTTGGTCCAAAGTCATCATACTCGGCAGACATCTCGGCTCTTTCAATAAGAGCAGATATTTGAATAGCTGGAAAATACCATTTGCCACTTTCTGATGAAGTTTCACCGTAGATATTTGTCTTGGTTTCATTTGGACAAATTTTAAATATTTGAACAAGATTTTCAATAATGTCGCCCATCAATTCTCCGTTAAGAGAATTAATCATATTTAAGTCGCGTTGTGAGAAGTATCTTCCTTTTGGTGATGCCATAAAAATTATAGTCCAAATTTTGTTTTATTTGCGTTGTAGTTTTGTAGTAACTGCGATGCTGTTAATTCTCCGGTGTAAAGTCTATAACTTGCTATATTTCCTTTCATAACACCGCTTGTGAAAAATGTATTACATCCGCTATTTCCGTCTGCGCCTATTATATTACAGTTGGCACCTTCTCCACCCGCAGCTCCAAAACTATTTGAACCTACTGCTATTTGAGCACCGTTTATATAAAACTTATAAGATGATGCTGTGTTTTTGTTGCCGCCAGTATAAACAAATTGCATGCATATCCATTTATTTATATAATCACTGTTTGTCACAGGAATGCCATATTGTGCATATCCTCTAAAAGTTCCGTATAAATTATATGTTCCCGACGGGTTATACAACGCAATGAAAAATTCACTGTCTTGTTTAATTCTGATTGGCATTATATACTCACCACTAGCTAAAGTTTTATTAATATACCACCACAGTTCTCCGGTAAATGCACTGGTTCCTGTACCAACTATATTCTGGCTACCAATAGATATATAATCATTTGTACCATCAAACACAATACTGCCACCATTTGCACTATTAAATGTTGGTCCGTTGGTTAATGTTCCATTGTTTCCATTGCCACTCAAATCAAACCAACTTGTTCCACTACCTGCATATGAACTTGCATTGCTTGCATCAAGATTTAATACAAGACCACTGGTGACTATTGAAGTTACTGGATCAGCAAATACTTTTTTCATTTTCATTGAACTTACATTCGCAACAACTGTGAATGGAGTTGTTGATGAAACTGTAGCAGAGTTATTGTTGGTAATGGTAAGATTGTTTGAACTGTTATCAACAATCGTAGCAGCATTACATGTAAGCAATGATGTATTTGCTATTGCTGTTAATGGGGAAGTTGGAACGGTGAATGACGATGTGTATAGTGCCGTTCCATTGATTATGCGAGCATTACTGATATAACCATTAAAATACGAAGCTATCGTAGGTTGATAACCAATAATATTTGTTGTGCCATTAAACAAAGCCCCACTTAAAGTATAAGGAGCACCGCTAACAAGAGTTCCGTTTACAAATACATAAAATGAATTTCCAGATCTTGTTGTTGCTATATGATACCAAGTATTACTAGATATTGTAGGACCAACTTCTCCAATTTGTAAAGTCCAAGGATATCCACCTGTTTGATTTGCTAAAAATGCAAATCGCGAGTTTTGAACATACAAACATATTGCAGAGTAGCTACTATTATTTCCATTTATGTAAAATATATTTTTATTACCAGAAACGTTTGATATATACACAAAAGCTTCCATTGTAAAATTGTTGCTACCCAAATTTAATGAACTAGTATTTGGTAAACTTAAATACTGATTGGTTCCATTAAACAATACACTATTTCCAGTTGGCGTTGATGTTCCACTATTATTTCTATTCTTAAATTTCATTCCTTTTGGTGCCGCTGAAAGTGATGTAAATGGAACAACCGCCGATGACACCATTGCACCATTGTTATTAGTAATAGTAAAATTATTTGAACTGTTATCAACAATCGTTGCAGAATTACATGTTAATAATGATGTGTTGGCTACTGCTGTTAATGGGGAAGTTGGAACGGGGAATGACGATGTGTATAGTGCAGTACCTTTAACAACGCGAACATTTGATATGTATCCTACCATTTGCGCGGAATTAACAACATTACCAATCGTGACAGCCGCCGAAGTATTCATCGAGACTGCTCCTGTATAAGTGGAACCAATTTGAACTCCGTTTAAAAATAACTTTATAGATCCTTGTGCCCCCGATAATGCTACGTGATACCAAGTATTTATTGCAGGACTTCCTCCAGATATGGCGAAACCATCACCATAAACATTTGCACCGATCACACCGGACGATATTTGTATAGCCCATCCAGCCGACGGGCCACCATAACTTGTAATTAAACATTGTTGCGATGAAACATTTGCTGTTGCATAAAACCAACACTCTACGGTAAAACTTCCTGTACCCAAATTAAACACGGCATTGCTCGGAATACTCAAAGACTGATTGCTTCCATTAAACAATACGCTGTTGCCGGACGGGACAGAGACTCCAACATTATTTCTATTTAAATATTTTATTGGCATATGATTTTTATGAGAATATTAACTTTTTCATTTGTTCAGTTGTAACCGGTTCTTCTTCACGTATGCGAATAATTCGTATGCCTTTTTCAGCAGCCATTTCATTCTTTAACTTGTCAACCATAACACTTCTTTTTTGAAAAGGATATTTACACTCCGCTTCACTCTTTGGATGCCAGAACGATCCATCAAATTCAAATAAAATATTTTCATCTGGTAAAAATGCATCATATATTCTACCACCCATTGGATATTGAGGAACATAATATACGCCAATGTCTTTGAGCATAAGATAATACTTACGCTCAAGTGATGTAAAATTGGCACTAGGCTTTAATGTCTTTTTTATGCCGACATGTTTAAGGTGCCGTCTTTCATTCTTGCTTAATACTTGATCTAATATAGAAAATGATTTCATCCGATATAAATTCCGAGTGGTATTTTTGCCAGCGTTTCATTTACTTGACGAGCCTCTTCTGCCCTCATCTCCATCACTGCTTTTCTTCCAGTCGCTTCAAGATTTTCACGCAGTTGAGTAACAAGATCGGTTTTTTCCGCCGCAGCTTCTTGACGTAGTTCGCCGCCATCTAATGTAACTTCGGCACCAGGTATAGGAATAGTTTGATACTTTTGACGAATGCTTCCTAATACTTCTTTGCATAATGCTAAGAAATATTTTTTGATCCATTGCTTGCCAACTGAGTTGATATTGCCGTATGGAATAACATCATATGGAACATTGCTATAATCGCCAATAACTGGAGATGCTACAATAGAACCAGATGCATTATAGTATGAACCAGAAGTGCTGATGCCTTGTGAGTTTGTATCTTTTACAAGAGTATACTCAAAGTGCATCTTCATGTCATATGTTGGAATAGGAAATATTTTTACCTTGTTGTTTACAAGTTCAAATCCATATCCCGATTTTCTTACCAAGTCATTAAACTCAATTGCTTGCATACGCAGCAAATCTTCAAAGATAGGTGTCATCAAAAATTGTGTAGCAGGAGAATAACCAGCAAAGCCCATTTCATTTAATACATTGCTATAACTCATACCTGTCATACTAAATGGATCATAGATACGAGCAGCTGCTGGCGGCATTTCATGAAATATTCTACGAATTTCAATACGATCAAAACTTTCACTGACATTACCCCACAGTGCTTGTAGGTCATATGATTGTGTACCTGCTGATAAATCTACGTGTCCTTTTTTCCAATCAACCGTTCCACCCACACCAAATTCTGTACCATATCCTTGAGTCAATTTAATTACAAATGGCAATCCACTTCCTACTACACTTGTTTGTGTTAAGTTTACATTTGCCGCCGATCCTTGAAGCACACCCATATTGTTGCGAATATTAAATTGATTTACTTGCGCACTATATTCAAAACATGCTTCTTCAAAACATGCATAAAAATTTACGTCAAGTAATTCAATATCAGTAATTGGATAACCTAATCTTCTTGCTGCCCACACTGCTGCATTTGGAGCATCGTTTTTAAATACAACGTCGTTGTCATACCAACCAAATGGTGTGCTTCCAGCAACAATAGCAGAACCAGAACCTGGAAAACGAACGCGATCTTGGTCTATTGTATAATTGATTGATGTGTCTGGCATATGCTATGTTCCAATATGTGTTATAGGTATAAATATATAAATACACAAGAAAGAGCACTATTGCCCGAATATACTAGAATATTTATTATACAATAAAGAATACCTATTTTGGTGTATATTTATAATATATATGGCTATAATCAAACTTAAAGACCTGTTACGTGAACATAAAATAATTGAAGTTGTGGCAGATGCACCCCCAGAAGTAAGATTTGTAATGCCATATGCTAATCATGCATATGCTAAACCTGCGTCAGATAGTGCTGGCAAGCCGTATACCCAATCTAATATTGATTTTAGTAGCGATGGTAAGAGTTCAGAGTCAAATTTAGAAACAAGGGTTGTAAACATCGTTAAACGCTTTGAAAACAGTATTGATAATCCACGCGGTGGATATAATAAAGCTAAGAAACTTTGGTTTCCTCATAAAAGCTTAGAAGGTGGTAGTGATACAATTGCTTATGGTCACAAAATACAAAACGGTGAAGATTTTAGCAAAGGATTATCTGATAGCGATGCTTTAAAATTATTAGAAAAAGATATTGGCAAAAAATTAAATGTTGCAAAATCCCACATAAAAAACTTTGACACGTTGCCATTAACGGTTAGAATCGCCACAATAAATGCATTATATCGCGGCGACATGGGACCAAAAACAATGAAATTATTAAATCAAAACAAGTTTGCTGATGCTGCAAAGGAATATCTAAATCATAGAGAATATCGTAGCACAAGCAATCGTGGAGTTAAGAAACGCATGGAATGGAATGCTGCGGTATTTAAGAATGCATCATAATCATAATCATAATATATGAAAAGTATCAAACTAATAGCACTATTAACCGCAACCTCTATACTATCAGGTTGCATAGCACCAACACGCAATGTGTATGTTTATGACACACCTGCTATAACACCGGTGTATATAGTACGCCCTGCTCCTATATACTGGAACCTACATATGGGCTGGTATGGTCACAATTATCATCGCAGAGGCCCATGGCGCAGATGAAATCACTTTTTGATTATACCAGACCACTCGCTTGGATTTGCTTTAGCGGATTCCAAAGCTTCTTGCAATTTTTCGGACATCTTTGGATTAAAATTGATACCTGTCTTTTGCTCTACTTCATCTATAGACACGATATATTTAGGTAAGTCAGACACAGGTAGTGCTTCATTTGGGAAATAAAAAGCAATAGCTTTGTTACTAGTTGCGTCAATAACAACCTTCCAAACAAAATCTGGAACACCAACTTTGCCTACTCCAATTGATTTATGGTCTTTGTTGTATGTTGTGCCAGATACAACATAAATATCTTTACCTTCATTTACCCATATACGCACAGCTGTTTCTAATTGCTTCCAAATACCACGATTGTTATTTGGAACTTGAGGAACCATGTTGCTCAAATAGAAACTTTCACTCATAGCTTCGGCTGTATGAGTATTGTCACCAGCAGGAACAAGATGACCGCGATCATATGGATTACCAGCATAATCACTTAATACAGATTGATGTGCTGGTAGTATATCTGGATCTGGACGAAAATCATCTTGGCGTTTGAATGTACCATTTACTTTTTCTTTGGTTACATGCTCTACAACATATTCTGCCGTCTTTGTGTCAAAGCGATAATGAATAGCATAGTTCTTTTTGATGATATATTGATTATCTTTTACTATTTTACTAACTGGCGCTCCGTTATAAACAAAAGAACTTGCTTTGTCATCAATCGGATTAGCGATAGATAGTACTGTTAATAATATAAACAAACCGGCGAAACGATAATGTGTTTTCTTCATAAATGTTATATACATAAATATTGTTTATTACTGTCAAAGTTATGTTATTGCTCTGGCCTTTTTACGATGATACTTTACCGCCGCTACGGATATTCCATACTTGTCGGCAATCTGTTTACTAGATATTTCTTGATTAGATATATCAAGTAAAAATTCTTCTTTTCTACCTTTGAGTGCATTTCTGCCACGACTTACACTGTTTCCTCTAGTAGATTCTACAACGATCTTTTTTCCAGTTAGCCCATTGTCGTGTTTATAATTTATTTTACGAGCTGCAAGTATTTGACGACGTTCTTGATATTTTTGTGTTCCAATTTCTTCACCGTTTCTTTCCACAAACCATTCAATAGAAAAACGACCTTTTGCTTTGTTTTTCATTTCAGATTTTGTAGAATCGTTGTGAGTTCTACCAAACATTCCATTCTTATCACCCGCGTTCAATATACGCATCTTTTCTCGTATAGCTTCTTTGTTTGGATTGAGAGTAAAAGTGTCACCCCCCGAAGCTGTTTTTTCTATATTGTATCCAACCTCCAAATATGGTTTCAACAAATCCAAGTAATATTGTTCTCTTTCAAAACAAATTTTTTGATCGCCGGTACATTCTTCTACTATCTCAAATGTGAATTTGTCAGAGCCATATTTATTCCACGCTCGCTGCAATATCGGGTTTCGATGTGTGTTATTTATCAACATTGATTTGTGAGCATTTAATCTGCGTGATATATCAATAGAAGATCCGATGTAGAATTTGCCATTTATGATGTTTGTTATTTTATATATGCCTGATTTATCCATAGAATTATATCTATATATATCAAGCATAAATCCCAAACATCAAAATATTTTGACAAAAAAAGGGCCACTCTTTCGAGCGGCCCCTCTGATAGATTTACTTTTACTCTACGACTTAAACTTCGTCCAAGTTACCGATGACGATTTTACCAAAAAACTCAGGTCTCAAGACCTTCTTGGCATAACGTGTCATTACCCCCCGGCGAGGAGTAAAGTTCACTGGATCGTACACCAATGGAGTTTGAATTAGTGGAATGTATGGAGCGTAAACAGCGCCGGTTTCTAGGAAGTTTGTTCCACGGAAACCTACCAACATAACATTGTCTGTCATGTATGGGTTCTTGTATACTGTCCAACGGTTGCTTAGAGCGCCAACCTTGGCAACGCCCATCGCGAACTTGGCTTGATCGCCGTCCGTGTTGGTGCTGAAGCCTGGGATGGATTCGATGATTGTAGCTACGTCTGGAGAGCAAACTAGGAAGTTAGCGCCGCCACGTAGTGTCAATTGGTGAATCTTGTTCGAAACTTTTTGGATCTTGTTACCAAGAGTTTGGAACCATGTGCTCTTTACATACGCGGTGCGATTAGCAGCCGTGTCATAGAACTTACCAAGAGTTGCGTTGTATTCACTGCCGACGCGAGCCGACCAGTATTCTGTTGTAGCAGCTGGAGCAGCTGTTACTAACATGTCAAGGATTTCTAGATCGATTTCCATCGAGACGTATTCCGATAGAAGAGCTGTTAGCTCGGCTTCGGCGTCAATCGAGTGGTAGGCGTTCAAGTCTTGAGCCAATTCTGGTGTCCAGACGGCCTTTAGCTTACGAGTTTTAGCAACGATTGCTTCGCTCTTTAGCTCTAGGTTAACTTCTGGAATGCCGATGTCGTTTGCTACGCCTGTGGCGTTTGGCAATCCGGCACCTTGATCTTCGAAGTCGCCGCGTGAAGCAGCTTCTGGTTGCTTGTGGTAAGCAACTAGTACCGATGGAGTGGCACTGATAGCAGAACCAGAAACGACGAATGTTACAACGTCGGTAGCTGTGTCAACAGTTGTGAATGCTGGATAGAAATCAACGATTCCGGAACCAGAAACGGTGAAAGCGCGGATGCCTGTTGCATCGTAGCCTGTACCGGTCAAGTCAGCGGTGATACGCATGATTTGGCCATCAGAAACGGAAGCAGAAAGTTCTGGAACGAACTTTGCATCCAACCAAGAACCGGTTGTGGACGTGCCAGTAACGGTTGTTGTTTGGTCATTCATGGTGTAACCGAAACGACCTTGGCCGTATAGACCGTTGGTGGCGCTGTCAGTTGAACCTAGTTTTGTGCCTGTGCCGCCGAACAACGATTGACCGTTGAAAGCTGGTTTACCGGCTTGATTTGAACCGTATTTGAAGTCTAGATAGAATACTAGACCGGAAGGAAGATTCATCGGTTGAACCGAAACGAATTCCTTAGCTGCGATTTCAGCAAACACACGACGAACTAGTGGGAGAGCAACGCCAGCCCATTGTTCAGAATTAGCGGAGGTACCTGTGCGGGTAGCTTCGTCAATTAGTTGCTTTGCTTGATTTTCCAAAAGGATGGACATATGGGATTTATCCATATCGCCCTTGACGCCTTCTAGAAGACCGGTCTTTTCCCACTTGGAGACTAGACCACGTGTTTGAGACATTAGCTGAACCATTGGGTTAGCTGTCTCGTTTAGTAGTGATTTGATATCTGACATAATTTTTATTTCCTATATTTGTTGTTGATTTGGTTTACTTACGAATACCGGCAAGCTTTTGGAAGCGGTTTGCCATAACGGCTCCTTCTGTCAAAACTGCGGCCTTTGTCGGTTTTGTTGATGCTACTGTTTTCGAAGCTAATCCTTCGGTGATGGTTTTGACGGTTTGAGATACAACTTTTTTAGGAGCTGCTTCAACTGTCTTT